GGTAGCTGTAGCGACGGCCATCGTGCCGAGTTCAAGAGCATCGCGGCCAGTGGCTGGCGCTACGTTGCTAAGATCGCGGCGAGCTGCTGTCGGGTCATAAGAGCTGAATATATCGGCTCCCTGCGCCAGACAAAGGGTAGTTGAAAGAACGAATAGAAGCAGAATTAACTTTTTCACTGCTCGCCTCCCTCAATTACATAAATGCTCATAGTGGTTGAGGCAATTACAGAAGGCGTGACAAAACCGCGAACTTTGAAAAGTGTATTGCCAACGCATCTGAAGCCAGCGCTAACTGTGCCTGATGCAGCAGTCTCAGAAAAATCGACCCAATATTCTTCGTCTGTAGACGGTGAAAACGCTATGAACTTTCTCGGCACGCCACCAGGAAGGTTGCCGCCTGCGTTCTGCGATACATTCGCAACTAGGGTTAGCGTTTCGGTTGCCATTGCGCCTGCAGATTGATTTGCTGCGTAGATATTTGTCAGGGCGCTAACAATGCCAATGGTTTCGCTGCCGATGTTCACGACTGCGCGGTTACTGGCGTCTACCGTGGCTGTTGCCGGATTCCCCGAACTATCCGAATAAACTGGAAACGCATCTACAGTAATCGAACCGATGTTGACTTCAGCATCCACAGACAGATTCCCAAGCCCGTCTGTGCCGATTGGCTCCCATCGTTTCAAGGTGTCATTCCAACCGTGAGTGGAGCCATCGAGTTTCCTCACCTGGTCAGAAGGTGGCCATGCGAAAACCGTCATGGCAATACATACGAAAAATAATATAGTAGTCAGTTTACGCATGGCTTAACTCCTTTATTCGGCCGCCTGTTTAAAGATCTGGATTGAGAACGTGGCGGCCTCGATGCCACCAAAAATCAGATCAGGTTCGTTAAAGTAAATTTTCTCCCAACATTCACCCGGTGCCAGCTGGCCAGCAGTTGCGGTAGACGTGGTATCATTGGGGGCGGCATGTTCGGTTGTGCCAAGGGAAAAGTAACTGGAACGAACCAGATTATCGAAAGTCTTCACACGCAGTTCTTCGGTGATAGACTGCCTAAGTGACAGCACCCTGTCACCCTGGGCGAAAGAGATAGAACACACAAGAACGAAAAGAGCCAGAAAAAACTTTTTCATGTTGTAAAACCTCCGTTAAATTATTCTACCACAAGTTACCATGAATCTGAAGCAATGCGAATCCATTGATTTGTATCAACGCACAAATACAGATAGTTCGTGTCGTAAGATAACGTGCCTTTAACGCCGGTAGAATCTGTTGCGAGAGGCACTGTTGTAGTGGCGGGTAGATACGTGAGCGCAGTAATCAACGCTTCAACCTGGCCCAGATTTGTGGCTCCTGTATCAGCGGTCGCAGTGGCCACGAAGACGTTTGTAAAAGTGACGGATGTACTGGCATTCGACCCGTCGTATTTCATGAGCAGCGTGCCAGACGCACTCACTGTGCCAGGGAAATTTAAAGTCGTGCTGGCATTCAAGCCGTCCGACTCCATGAGATCGGCAACAGCTGAAGCGATATAAGCTTCCGTCAACCCGAGGTTCATGGCATCAGTAGCATCTGAGGCGTTGGCAACACCTGTAATGATCGTGCCGTCCACGTCCAAATTTACGATCACAGCCGAGGTCGCCACCTGTAGCGTATTGACAATGGCATCATCCACGGTCAGATTAGTTACAATTAAATTAGTCTGGGTTAGTGTCTCCCCGAAAGGGTCCTCATCGTTATCAATCAAATTCTGAACAGAATTCACTTCAACGTTATCGGCGGTAAATACCGTGTTTCCAAATTCATCCTTGATGACAAACTTATACACACCGGAACCGTACGCAATCAAGCGCCCATCCGTATCTAGTTCAGCGGGATTGTCCAGGGCGGTAGATAGCGCCGCCTCTGCGTACAGAGCTTTTGGCGTGGTGGTTCCAGCAGAATACGAGTAAACTGACCCGCCAGAGACGGAACCCTGGAGCGTTGTCACACCAGAGATCAAGAACTCGACAGCTTTACCGTCTGCAAAAAGACCAGGGGCAGCCAGAAGGAATGCAATTAGTAACAGGGTTTTACGATACATGAACTCACCTCGCTTGTGTTCGTGCGCAAAGCCTTGTCGAATTCGAACTTCGCTTTTTGCCCGAGCAGGTTAATCCGCTCATAGCTGATACTCCACAAGAACCCAAGTTCGACAGCCAAGGCGTAATACAACGCCGGAATCCACTGATCCGGCATGGCAAGAGACGCCTCTTTCTCGGGTTCGCCGGGTCTGCGAACGAGATAATACAGGAGCTTGGCATCTTCCTGGTCGCAGATCGGCCAGAAGTGGATAACGGCGCCTTCCAGTGCTTTTTCCACCCATACCATTTCCGGCAAACCAAAGGAATCTATCGGAAGATTCTGGTATTCCAAAGCCGATATTTTTTCCAAGAATGAAATCTGACCAGCGTGCTGAACCTTGACCGCCAGAATGTCGTCGTCTGTCAACGGATTAAGAGCGTAGGTTTTATTCGCGGTATATTCGAAACCAGATGTCCATTCAGTTGGCGTTGGGGAATATGTATCTTCGCTGGCAATAACCCAATAGTCAGCCCAATTATCGCCTGTGCCGGGCTCATTCTCTGAACCCGCCGTGTGATCTCGGTAGCATTTATAGGTGACACCGTCGTTAGTTACCCAGTCACCAACTGGCATGTCGATTTCGCTATCGACAAGATTCCATAAGTGAACGTCTCGGGTGACAGCCCAATCGGCCAGAATTGACCCGAGAATTTTAACTGCTTTGTTCAGATCTTCGTTTGAGGGTTTATCCCCCCGCCCGGCCAGTTCCATGGCGGTAAGGCACACTTCTTCAACTGTGTACATAAAAGCCTCCGGTTACGAAAAGGGGGCAGCGTTTCTGCTGCCCCCGATTCAGTTCAGGTCAGATTAGCGGCGGGAATCGGAGACGATATACATCAGACCGACAGTGATCTTGGCCTCCACCATGTTAGCGGTGCCAACAGTCAGGCGCAAGGTGTCATCCGCGGTCAGCACCTTGGTGGCGGTCAGATATGTGATGTTACCAGAGTTGGCGGCGGGGAGAGCGTCAGCGGCGTCAACGGTAAGCGAAGCATTTGCGATACTGAGTGCAGCCGTCGCCGAAACATCGCCGTTCGCGGTATGAGTAGTCACGACAGAAGCTATCGGGACCGCGCCTTTCGGCACGCGAAGCACGTCGATAGAATCGCCATTGGCCACGTTTTCGACCGAGAAGTCGATTTCGCGCTCGAAATAGCAGACTTCAGTGCCAAGCTTCTGGCCAGCTGGAATAGTCAGGAAAGTAGTAGAGTTACCCATTGTTTAAACTCCTTACGCTATGTTGACAGTTCGGCCAGTGGCACGAGTGTCGCTGACGACGATGGCGAGGGAGCCGAAGTCGTGGTTATTGAACTTGGGTTTGCCAACCTGGGCAGTCATGCGCCAGCAGTAACCCTTGAATTCGCCGTAGTCTTCGTCTTCTTCGACGATTGAAGGCCTTTCACCCCACGCCCAGCAGAGAGCAGATGCGCCCATGAGAACGCACTTGGTGTAAGGAACTGCGCCGCCGGGGCCGCCGTTGCTGAATACTGGAACATTCTCGTGTTCGTGAATGACAACGCCATCCCAGATGCCGAGCATACCGGTGAACAGTGGGTTGTTTGATCCGCGTTCGGCAGCATCTTTCTGCGCGGCCATGAAAATGGTGTCATACTTGAGATCGACTGCAACGTCCGGGCTGACCAGAAGGACAAGGTATTTCTTGCCATCAACCATAACCGGCTGAAGCGGAGTTTTGCCGCTGCCACGCTGGGTGAGTGCGATTGCCTTGGCTTTGGAGATCAGTTCGGGGGTGATGTCGTCGCCAACTGCCAGATCGGTGAAAATGCCAGTGGCGTCGCCGCCGTAAATGGTAGTGGTCGGACTGGCAGTGATGGCGTCCATACACATCTGGTCGATGAGTTCGCCACCCCATACAGTCAGGGCATTCTTTATTTCGGTCGGGATGTCGCCAACGAAACGCTGGCGGGTCAGAGCGCCGTCATCCATAATGGCGTAGCGATGTCTGTCGAGAGTGATCTGGTATGTGTAGAAAGTGAGCTTGTCTTCTTTGCCCTTGACAGTGGCGTTGCCTTTAATCGGATCGCCGGTGACGCGGATTCTCATGCCGAAGGTCATTGTTTCGCCCTTGGCTTTGGTGAAGTCAGTCTTTTCAAACACGGGCATATCGCCGCTGGCAGAGAAGAAACGACTGAAATACGCGTTCTTCTTCTGCTCAAGAAACAGTTGACGCTGGACAATTACCGGGGCAAGTGCGTTGCCGGTCGGGATTGCGGTTCGGGACATGATTTAAACTCCTGTTATAGTTCTTTCTGAAGCTCCTGAAGTTCTTCCAGGGTCATCCTGTCGATGTCAGCCTCTGTCAGATTTTCCAGCTTCTTCGACGCTCTTGGTGCCGGGGTCGTTTGGGCCACAGCACTCTTGGCGCCACTGAATTTGTTTGCATTATTAACAATACGATTGGCGTTTTCTTCATACTTCGCCAGTTTCTTCTCAAGTTCAGATACCTTCTTCTGCAGTTCTGCGCGTTTCGCCAGCTGGAAAACTACCGGGGCCATGAAGGTGTTTGCAGGATCGGCGTCGAATTGTGCCACCAACTGTTCTGCAGCACCATCTGCCTTCAGGAGTTCCGCTATCGCGGGCTTCACATCACCGAGGTTCGGCAAAAACTGCTCCACCATCTGACGGTTTCGTTCCATCAGCTCAGTGTTCATTTCGTTCTGCCGTTCGGCTTCCAAAGCCTTGCGTTTTTCCGCACGTTCCACAGCTTTTTTGATCGCAGCTTTCGGGTCATCAATCAGTTCATCACGGTTGATCTCTTCCTCTTCGCCAAGTTCGGCCAGCTTCTGATCGCGTAATTGCTTTCTCAGCAGTCCGATTTCGGCATTGCGCTGATTGATATAGTCGTCCTTATCTTTCAGGCGCTTTTCGAGAGCTTCAAGCCGCTTTTCAACCTCAGATTTCTCTGCCGGTTCTGCTTTCTTCTCGGGTTCAAGAGCAGGTGTCTCGGTGGCCTTGACGGTTTCGTCCGAGGTTTCTTCTGTACCCTGGGTCAGCATCGCCTCAAGTTCATCCGGGGTCGCGTTGTCAATGACCTTTAACTGGTCTTCCATAGTGTTCTCCTTGTCGAGTATGGTGTGGTATCTTTACCTCAGTATAGCGCGTGGCGTACCTGAGTGTCAAGCCGATCTTTTTGCATTTGCAGCAATAACCGTTTTCTGTATTTCCGTGTCGTACTTCTTATCCTCTGCCTGGGCCTGTGCCTCGTTGGCCTGCTGCAGTATCTGCATGATTCTGGCCTTGTTCGGGATAGGTGCCAATTCAATAAAGAGTTGCGGTGGCAGGGGTACGCCTTTACCGGCCAGTTCCATCATCATGTCGAAGTTCGCCAACTGTGCGGTCGGACTCTGGCCGGTTTCGCCAACGGTTATGTCGTAAAGTGTCAGGTCCGCATCCTGCAGCCGCGTAGCAATCTGCTGCATCAGCTGCATGTTGTGCGGGTCTGCCTGTTCCCCGCCCACCATGGCCTGCTCGATCTGAGCCTGGTCGAAGAACAGACGGAAGATTCTGTCCGGGGAATACAGGGTCTGAATCCACAGCAACAGTTCTCTGCCGATTCTCTTCTTCACCTGACTCATGTTATCGAACAGGTATTCATTCCCCATGAGCGACTGCTGAATCCTGTGGCTGATGGCTGTGCCGGATTGATACTGGCTCCCCATCCCCAGCAACTCCACGTTCACATTCGACGTTTCGCGGAATGACTGCAGGCTATTCAGTTCAAGTTGAACAACGGATGGCTCAACCCGTCCACCCTCGATTTTAACTGGTCTGTTGGCCTCTGACATGTCGGGCACTTCGACTGTAAATCCAGGAGTAGAGACGGTATCTATAAATTTTTGTTTTTCGTTTTGGCTTCCGAACGCACTTTTTGGTAGGAGCCATCCGTTGTTTATACTTGTGTTTACAATGTCCACGATCTGGGACCGGCGCTTGTTAATCTCCAGCTGCGGGTCTTTCAATCGTTCAACCTTACCCTCAAATCTGTTCCCCCTCTTATACGCATAGATCGGGAAAACCGAGAAGGACGGGCCTAATGCACCAGGGGGCGTCGGTCTATCTACATACATATCTTCCAGCACCACATCCCCAGCGATAACAGTTCTGCGTATTCTATAAAGCCTGCGCTCGATCCGGCGCAAAGGTTTTATCTTCGCCAACTGGCCACGCAATTCTTTCGGGATCTCCGTCTCTTCGACGATGAACCCCGTCTGCGGGTCAGTGTAAACTTTCAATCGGTAATAAACTTTCTCTTCACTCTCCAGCAAACGGATCTCTTTGTTCTTCGGGTCGGCGAACAAACTGTTCATTAACGGGCTGTCCTGGTCCGACAGGTCGTAAACCAGGTTGGAGAACTGCTCCAGCCTGCCAAACATCTCGGCTATCTCTTCCGCTTTGTCCGGGTAGAGATTCTTCATCTGTTCTTTCGACAACCAATTCCACAAAAAGAAATATTCGCAATCTTCCAGGTCTTTTCGGAGATGGGGGCCAAAAACAACCATATCCCATGGGTGCCGGCGCAGGCGCAAAAATCCCCTTACATCGGCATCGAAGTCCGGGTAGACCATCAGAATGCCACGGCCAGTAGTAACTGCATCCTCGAACGCGTCCACTTCTTCCACGTCAGCGACGCATGTACTCATGATGTTCTTCAGCACATACGTCAGAACGTCAGCAATATCTGCGTCTCCATTTTCTGTTGGGTAGCAGCGTAAATCGGTGCGGTTTCTTCGATATAGACCAGACAAAGTTTCCACGAGGGGTGCGATATGATTGATAGTCAGACACGCCCGGCTCTTCGCTTCCAGTTTCGCTTTCACTTCTTCGGGCCACTGGTCGCCCTCCCGGAACTTTACCGATTCCTGCCCCCGGTCTATCGAGTCCCTGTCTGCCGTATGTGCGTTATAAAACTGCGTAGATTTTCGATTTATGAGTTCGGATTCGTCTTCTTCCGTCTTTAACTCTTCCGGCATGGCGGGCATCGGCGGGAGGGGCACAGCGTCATGCACATGCCCCTTGGCCGGTTGCACGATAACCAGAGGAGGCTGGTTCTGGTCTTCACTTGGTTGTATGGTCAGAGGATGCGCGTGATTTTTCGCAGGCGCACAAACCGCGATACCTGTATCGCTTACATAGATCAAATGTTGGTGATCTTCATTGGCGCCAACGAACAGCATGTCAAACCTCCAGCCAGCTTAAAGTCTTCTTGTATGATACCCTACCCCGTGTTTCTTTGTCAAATTCATCATCTTTTCGGTAGTACGCATTATCGTCCACCATCATCGTGAGCATCAGAGCATCCCCTTTATTGGGGGACGGCATGTTCCGCATACGCATGTCCAGCTTACTCTCGACCTTGATCTTGCCATTGTCCTTTACGTCGTACTTAATACTGGACACTTCGCTTATCAATTCCTGGTCGGGGCATTCGGCCAGAGAGATCTTGTTCCGCTCGAACCTCTCCCTCAACTTCCACCAAAGCTCATCCCTCAACAGGCAGAATTTTCTGGGGTTGTTCGCTGACCGGCTGACATTCACCGCATACACATTCGGCACTCCCTGCCTGGCCAGCTCATCCACGACACCAATCCCCAGGCCAACCGCATCCACGTATATCGCCTGTGGTTGCCAATCGGCAGCCCTCATGGCCACCCATCGGCTTAACTGCACCGTATCGATACCTTTCAGCTCCTGAATCTCCATCACCCTCGGCCCCTGCCTTATCAAAATGATGCTGGAGTCCTTACCTTTTCTGGCCACGTCCACGCCAAAGATAATAGGATCTCTTTCATCTGGCGTGAACTCCAAATTCACGGCATCCATCGCCCAATCGTAAGGAATCAAGGAACCATCATCCATGGCCGGGGGTTCGCCAAGGACCGACACCCTATACTGGCTGGAGTCCTCCCCGTACTTTTCCCGCAGATACTGAATCTGCTCCGGCGTAATCAAATCACTCTGTTCCGCACTCCAATGCAGATTGATCCAATACTTCGACTCGTTCGGGTCGAAATGCGTATTGAACGCAAAACCACTCCGGCGCGTAGGATTCCATAGCAACAGGACAAAATTCACCGGGTCGGTCAGGGTAGTGTCCAGGGGCTGGAAAACCGGATCAGGCACACCAGACGCTTCATCTATGACGAACATCATGTATCGGGCGTGCTTCCCCTGCAACGTCTCCACCTGTTGTTCCTCCGGTAGATGGGGGCCGGCAGAGTTGCACTTCACGAACCAGTTCTTCCCCTCGTCCGGGTCATTCTTCAACCGACACCCCACTGTCATCAGATCCAATTCATCCGCAATCAAACACAGCTTCGTCTCCCCCTGCCTTCTCGCCCTCCACAAAGCCATTTCAGCAATGAGATTCGATTTAAGGTTGTCGAGTGAAGGCGCCAGAAGGTACGTCTTGCTCTGGTGGAAACAGAACAAAAACCAATAAACCACAATCGCTGCACAGGCGTCCTTCCCCGTCCCCTTTCCAGATCTGATGCTGATCCCGCGCTTCTTCACGTAAAATTCATCGGTCTCGGTCAGAGGAATATCCTCGTCCCTCTTCATCTTCGCCCGAACCATGCAACCAAGCTCTTCCAGAAAATCCTTCTGCTGATTCGACGGCTTGAAATGAAAAACCTGCTTCGCAAAATCCAAAGGATTTTCCCGCCAATGCTTGATCTGTTCAATCGCCCGCTTCTCAGCATCGACCACGGGGGTGTGCTTAATCTTCACTCTTGGGGGTCTGGCCATCAGCTTAACAAGTCCTCTGGGCTTTCTGTCGGGGTGACATCTATAACCTCATCAGGCAGGCCATCCTTTTTCCTGGGTGGGGTGGCCGCTGCAATGATATTCACCACATTGATCGTTTGGTTCGCCTGATTGGAACCAAACATTGGATTGTTCTGATTCATAATAACTTTGATCTTATCGACAATGATGCCAAGAGCTGTCGTTCGATTGGCCAGGGTGGAAGCGGCCAAGGCCTCATCACTCATGTGGTTGATAGAATCCACAATCCTCTCAGCCGTAGTAATCATCGTCCGAGCCAAAGCCTGGGTTCGTTCTTCCAACTGCTCTGGATTGGCGGGGGGCGCCTTGAGTTCAGTAGTCAAGGCGTTTCGTTCTGCCAGGACAGCGCTCTTTTGAGCTAATTCTTCGGGGGTGTAAATGGCCTGTTCTATTTTTGGGATAGGCTTAACCGGTTCGCCACGAGCGGCGCGTTTGTCACCAAGACCCCATTGTCCAGCATTCAACCCCCGCTTTCGCAGCTCTCGCGTCACTGATTGATAAGCGAGGCCGAGGCGGCGGGCGATCTCTTTGCCGGACAGGCGGAGCGTGGTGCGAAGTCTTACCACTTCGCCAATTTGCTCTTCGGAGAGAGCCGAGCTGATAGTTGTACCTGGTTTGTGCGCCATACCTTCATAGTAGCACGGGGAAGGAGAGGAGGTCAAGGAGTAGGGAATTATTATACACGATGATTCACGATATATTTAGGTTTTAGGGAAAAATTCCATACAAATAAAGGGGATGCTTATATATAAAATAGAATCGCGAATTGGGACGGGGGGACTCCCCCTCCCCCTCAAAACCGCTACCGGTCATAATAAGAGGACACAAGGCGGTAGAGGACAGCGGCCTGGCGGGCAGCACATCATACTGGTGACGAGGACGGCCGGCCGATCGGCGAGAATATCCCGCTATTTATAAGCACTTGCAGAAACACTGTATTAATGCAGGTTTGCAGAAGTCGATTTACATAATATCTATTATCAGCCGTTAGGTTTTCGGTGTTGACGCAGGTTTGCGGGTTTCTGTTGCGATGCAATAGACTTTTTGCTGTCATCGCACAATGAGTTATCAGAAAACTGATAAATCTGAAATGTATATGACTATCATATACAGATACTACTTAGCACTACTCGATGCTACTTTGTGCTACTGGTGAGGTGAAGCGCGAATCCGGCAAAAACCGCTGCAATGAGCCCAGGAAGCGGAAAAGTGGAAAAAGTTAAAAATAATTAAAAAACATATTACATTATCGTGTATTATCGTGTATTGTAATAGTGACGGCGATCGAAAAATAAAAAAAAAGTGAGGTAGAAAGCAAATGTATAAAATTCTGATGTCCTGGTATATGGGCTGGTTTGCAGTATTGCTGGTGTCGGCCATTGTGTCAGATTACAACGTGTTATCGTGTATTGGCGGTGTAGCTGCTAGCTACGCTTATCTAACCAACTGAAGAAAGAGGTAGAAAATTATGCCGAGAAAAACGACGAAAATGTATGAACAGATTGCAAAGCATGGCGCAGACCTACTAACGATCTTCCCGGATGCAACTATCCAGGATCCAGTATTGCTGTGTAAGCGCTTGCGCTACTATGAGCGTAAGGCGGAGATATCGACAACTGCATTGTGTAACGGGTGCAGCGAATCTCTGCAGGAGTATCACGAGTCGGCCTTAGAGCGTATCGAGGACAAAGTTAAAAAGCTGCTTGGAATTACAGACGATAACCAAATATTTATCAACCGAGACCCGCGCGGGTATGCTCTCAAGTTTACCGCTGCATATTCTTCGAGTCTGAGCATTTATAAAGACTGGGGCGGATATGGGATACTTGCGCCGGATTTTTTCCGAAAACTAACTAGCTATAGTCTGCTCGTCACAAACCACAGGTACCTGAAAAACGCCTCCTATCATCGGGGCGTTTTTCTTTTGCTCGTCATAAACCTCGTAAATCAACCCACGATACAAGATACACGACACTTCACGATAATTTATCTTGACTGTTACACGACAATACACTATAATCAGAATAACGGAGGTAATAACGAACTATGAAAACACGAGAATTCCAGAAAGATTTGAAATCCATTCAGAACAGGCTGCTGCCAAAAACCATGGCGCCATCATGGCGAGACTTGAAGATGAGAATTATGAACTGGATGGCACGCTCTGGTCACACGTGGGGGACTGCTATCTTCCAACTCCTCAATAGAGGTATGAACCAGATCGAACATGAAGAGAAAATCCTGCGCCAGAATTTGCAAAAAGAAGGTAGTAAACTCCTCGCTTAAAAATACCATTCTTTTGGCCGGAAACGACCCGTCCTTCAATTCTCACCCAACGCCTCGATATTCGGGGCGTTTTTATTTCGGCGCGGGGAGGTCGCGCACGTTCTTTTTTCTATTTGTTAAACCAATGGGAGGTTTAATGGGAGATCAACTTTTTGAAAAGGCAAGTAGGGAGAGTTTGTTGTAAAGGGTATATATATATATATACCCTTACAACCTCCCACTTGCCTCAATTTTTTCGGAAACCCGCATCAGCAGGCTATCAGCGGCTCAAAAAAAATGACCTCCCATACAACAACCTCCCACATTTTTTTTTCGACACAACCTCCCACCTTCTAACCCGCATCACTACTAGCATCTCCAGCCCTAAAAAACATCAACATCCCACCTCAACCTCCCACCTTTTTACACAACCTCCCACCCAACCTCCCATCAAAAAAGCGACCCCTAAGAGCCGCTTTTAATCTACATCTGAGCCATACCCCTACCCTGTCTCAAGCATCGAATGACCTCCCACAGAACCTCCCATCTTCTTCCATTGGCTCCACATCACCATCTGAGGGGAACAACCCGTTCTTTCTGCTGATTATATCACCCTTTTGGCCTTTTTTCTCCAGAACCCTACCATTTCGAATCATGGTATCTACAACATCGAGTAAAATTTTTGCCCCGACAGGTCGCCCTTTGGAATTTTTTATACTCTTAATTTTACCAATGTAATGAGGGGATTGTGGTGTCCTGGTTAAAGGGTTGCCTTTTGCGAGGGCATCCTTTATGGCATCCATTACAAGATTATCCAAGACGCTCTCAACCACTTCTTCCGGTACTGGTGTCAGGCATCCGTTTACCCACTCCAGCAGAACGGGTGGCGTTCCTCCTGAGTAGTTGGCTTTTTCGTGACTGAGGGTTCTGACCTTTTCCCCGTTCTCAGTTATCTTATCTGTCCACGATAATACAAGACGATTTCGGACGCTGTTATGCCAGGCTGTGGAGCCAGCATAGGTTTTGCCTTTTTCCACAGACTTGGCAGGGTGCGCGATGAGAATGGGAGTGACGTTGTATTTTAAAGCGAGGCCGCCAATGATGTTTTTGATGTAACCGTTTACCGCAGACCTGATGTTTTCATTTCCGGCGTATGTGTCCGCTACAGTGTCAATTATCCATAGGCCGTGCTGGTTTCGGGGTTTGAAACGTTCCAGGGCAGATTCCATGGCAGAATAGAATTTGCCCTTGGTGGCAACACCATTGGTTTCGACGCAAAGCAGGGATTCCTTGCCCGCGCGAGGCATAAGTGCAACAGGTGCCGTGTCGATCCCGAGGAAGGGGTTTTCTTTCCTGATGCGGTAAACTCGGCGGTCGAGTTCGGTTTTATCATCTTCGCAGGTGAGGAAAAGAACCGGCATCTTCGTGGTTTCAAAGTCCAGCCACGGGGTGCCGGTGGCGACAGATATGGCAAGTTGGAGTGCGAGGAGGGATTTTCCGGTGGCGCCTTCCCCGGTGAACAAGGTGAACGTAGTGCTGCCCTTTGGTATCCAGTTTTCGACGACCCATTCGTATTCAGGATAGACAAGTCCGACACGTTCTATTGGGAGCAGGGGGTTGTCGTCCTCGATGAATGTCGAGGCGTTACCAAAAACGCCTTCGACGGAGTTGGCGCCGGGTTTGTCGTTCTGGGCGTAGCGGTAGGCGTGATTAACCTTGGCCATGAGTTCGCGTTCGTCCCACGGAGGTTGGCAGCGGGGGTTGAAAAAATCCTGCATGAGATCGAGGCAGAGCTCTTTGGAAATCCCGAGATCCCGGACAGAACATGCGACAGTGTAAGTGTGGAGATCGCCGCCTTGCCCTTCGATGGCGGGCTTGACAGAAGAGAGGTAGTCGGCGGCTCTGCGTGCGTCCACGAGGTTGTCAACGGAGGTTATTTCGGTGGCCTGGGCGTCCTTTTCCTTTGGTTTGCCCACCATGTCCAGGAGCCATTTGGGGGCAGGGGCTATGGGGGCGTCGTTGAGGACTTTGTAAGGCTTTCCGTCCACCCACGAGCCGGGGAAAAGAACGTAGCCGCCGGACGAGCGGATGTCGATGCCGGGGAGCATGTGGACGCGATTGCGGGAGGTGCCGTAGAAATAATAGTGGTAGCCCCCGCGCGGGGTGGAGACGGTGTAAGTGTTTGGGATGCCATGCTCAAGGTCGAGATGGAGGAAATGCTCATGGCCTTGAGGATCCACGTCGAGAACGATGAGGCCGGAGGGGCCGCAGGCGACACCAATGTTGGCCTCGGGGAATTCCTGGCGCCATTGCGCGAGGGTTTCGGGGTTGTCAGTGGCTTTCTCGTTCCAGCCGTGCAAGGCAGGGCGTTTTGTGCCTTTCTGGATTGGGAAAAGTTTCATGGTTTCGTCACCCCTTCCACTTGGCGAATAAGGGATTCTCGGTCTGGGATGGGAACAGCCAGTCGAAGACGTTGGTGGTGAAGCCAAAGGTTGTGGCCGCCACAACCAACGCCTCGGCCTGCGAGGAACGGAGTTTCCGGCGTCCTTTCAGGACGTTGTTAAGGAATTGCTTGGACAGCCCCGCCTCTTTCGCTATACGAGCGAGATCGCCGTGTTCAAAACGTGTTCTCATTTGAGTAGTTCCCTTTCTAATCCAATATCTAGGAAGGCTTTGATGACTTCCTTTGCGACTTGTGGCACGATTGCATTGCCATAACCTCGCAATAATCCCACTCTGCCTACACATTTTCCTGCGAGTGGAAAACCACCTTCATTCTTC